CGCAACCGACCAGTTCCCGAATGACTATGCGGATTGGATGCTCGAATACGTCCACACGGCTCTTCCAGAGCTCAGCATGGAGACCTTTAATGAATGGATCCAAAGCTTCGAGACGGAAGAAATCAGCTGTGAGGACTTTCTCAATGGCCCGACATTTTCCCCACACCACCCAAACGCTCCAGCGAAAGCTGATGTTGTCGTTAACGGTGATATATTGCGCTCTGAAAGCGCCGTCGAAGAGTCCCCATCCTTGGAAAGAAAGGATGAGCCAGAGGAGGAGAAAGAATTTCACCATTGTGTCAAGTTAATGGATGGTACACCCGTTACTGACAAGGAGAATCCGCCACCACAAGAGTCCAAGGAGCCACATGTGCCCCTTGATAAACGCACTCTAGCCCCAACCACTAGCAAGGCTGAGCCGAGAACCAGATCCAAGGCCAAGCCCAGTGTCGGTGCAGATCCTCCAGCTTCCAAATCAAACGCAGAATCATCGCGTGCTCCATCTTTGAATGTCAAGGATGGAGCCGAGGAAGCTGGAGTGAAGAAGCCCGATGCCGTAGTGTCAACTCCTAAACCCGATATGCCAGCGCGTGCTAAGTCGGGCAAGGGAGCACATCGGGGTAAACGTGGTAGGCGCAAGAAACGTGGACCACGCGGAGCTTCGGCTCCAAAATCCGACGCCTAACGGCGTCGTCCGGGTTCTTCGGAGGCTTGTGGTGGGCCTCCGTTGAATTTCCGAAGATCGGAAAACATCGAATATTGATGAATCCACAACAACAACCACTCATTTCAGATGACGCTGCTGCGTTTCTGAAGACTGCTACTAGCGCTCCCGATTTTGAGAACCTCCCGCTTGAAGGCATCCCGGATGAATACTCTGGTCCTACTTTTACTAAGAAGGACTTTGTATATCAGACGGTTGAAGCCGTCGCTGGAGAAGTTACCTGGATCGTGGTGACCCCTACTGCCGGTGTGGCTTGGTGGGGTGCATCTCAACCTGCACCCATTGATCCTGCCATACCAGTTCAGTGGTCAGCTGGCGCTACTGGTGGCGGCCTCTTTCCTGATGCCGGCACCTTGTTCCCCGGTGTATTAGATAATGGTCAGCCCAACCTGCAGATGAACAACACTGCTGAGGTTGTCGCTGGCCGCATGCTATCACACTGTGCGGAACTAGTCGTCCTCAATAACGCATTTAACCAG